AACTTTTTCTTTTCAATTCTTTTAGGGGCTGGTTCTTTCTTCGGTTCTTCAGCAATAGGCAAGACTCTATTAGGAAGTAAACTTTTGGCAACTGTAGCCTCACCAGTCTTAACATCTGTTGGAACATCTATGCTAATTGGAGGAGTGACAGAAATGCTTTCACCTACAGCACCATCAAGAAATCAAACAAGTGGCATGGATGAATTTGACCCAGCGGCTTTGGCAAGTAACTATTCATTTACAGGGCTTTCAAACATTTCAAGGGCTGGAGTTCCAGTAAATTTGGTTTTTGGCGAAATTATGGTCGGCTCTATTACGATTTCTAATGGTGTTGATACTGTCCAAGTTGAGGGGTCTAACGAATGAGCATACAAGAATTTGATCAAAATACCACCTTTAATAATCCTGATTTACCATCAGACGCACTTTCTAGTAAGCAATTTAATACGCTAGTTGAGATAGTTTCAGAAGGATCTATCGCTGGTTTTGCAACGGCTCACAAAAGAGGAATTGCTACCACCAACGCAGCTTATAAGACAGCAGCTTTAACAGATATATTTTTAAATAAAACACCTATTTTAAATATAAGTTCTTCTTTAAATGATGCTCAGTTTCTAGCAAAAGCACAAACTCCTGATGATACTGACTTCAACTTTAAAAATGTAGGTTTTGATTTTAGAACTGGTACAGCCAGTCAAACTTTTATTGGTGGGATAACAAATGTTGAGACAGAAGTTCCTATCGGAACAACTGTTACGACCTCAACCGCTGTCACTCATACAGTTACTTCAAGTACAATTAATGCTTGTAGGGTCACTCTGAGATTTGGTTCTTTACAAAAATTTGAAGATGATGGAAATATAAACGGAACAGAAGTTCAGCTAAGAATTAAAACTATTGAAAACAACGGAACAATAAAAACTGTTATCGAAGACACTGTAAAAGGTCGATCTACTAACGCATATTTTAGAGATTATATTGTTAATTTTACTTCCACAACTTCTTACCCAGTACAGGTAAGAGTTGAGAGAATTACTGCTGACAGTACAGATGCACAGCTTGTTAATGCTTTTAGTTTTAATACTGCTACTAATATTATTTTTCAGCAAAACGCTTATCCAAATACTGCTCATGTCGCTTTAAGACTTAATGCTGAACAGTTCCCAAGAATCCCATCCAGACGCTTTAAGCTCAGAGGAATACTTGTAAAAATCCCGCACAACGCAACTGTCAGTTTGGCTGATGGTTCTATTACATATTCTGGAACATTTGATGGAAGCTTTAAGGCTGATAAAGAATGGACAACAGACCCAGCATGGATTTTATATGACATACTTTCAAATACAAGATATGGCTGTTCAATTCCAGAAACAAGTTTAAATAAATTTACTTTTAAATCTGTTAGTGAATATTGTGGAGAGCAAGTGGATGACGGAGATGGAGGAACGGAGCCACGTTTCTCACTTAATGCAAATATCACACAGGCAAAGGAAGCATTTCACCTGATCAATGAGCTTTGTTCTGTGATGAGGGTTATGCCTTTTTACAATGCGGGCAGTATTTCCATAAGTCAGGATTCACCCTCTGATCCGATTTTTGCTTTTAATAATAGCTCAGTCACTGAAGCTGGTTTTCTTTATACAGGATCATCATTAAAAACTAGACATACAGTTATAAATGTTTCTTATTTTGATATGGTCACTCAAGATATTGATGTTGAAAGGATTGAAGCTGATTCCGCAACACAGGCAAAATATGGAGTTGTAGAAAAAAACTTAAAAGCATTTGGCACAACTTCAAGGGGTCAGGCTAGAAGACTAGGTAAATGGTTTTTATATAACGAACAAAACTCAGGAGAGACAATTAGTTTCACAACAACCATAGATGCTGGGGTAACAGTTAGATGTGGAAATATTATTGAAGTATCAGACTCATTAAAAGCTGGAGTCCGTAGAGGAGGCAAAATAAAAAGTGCAAGTGGATTCACAATTACATTAGATGATTCAGCTAACACTGACATCCCAGCAATTACAGCCAACCCGACAATTACTTGTATGTTGCCAGATAATACTTTAGAGACAAAAACTATTGACGCTATTTCTGACAATGTAATTACCTTAACTTCAGCTTTTTCTACTGATCCAAACACAAACTCTGTCTATATCCTTGAAACAACTTCTCTTCAGACAACGACTTGGAGAGTATTAACTGTTAAAGAAAACCAAGACAAAACTTATACGATTACAGCTTTAAGTCACGATTCTGGGAAATATGCTTTTGTTGAGGATGGGACAGCTTTGCCTACAAGGTCAATTTCTACTCTTACTGAAATAAAACAACCACCAACAGGATTAAGAGCAGAAGAAAAAATTGTTGAAATAAATAATCGTGCAGTGACAAAAATAATTCTTGATTGGCAAAACGTAAAAGGGGCAAGCAAATACAGAGTTTATTACAGATATAATGATGGCGACTTTACTCAAATTGAAACAACTTCCAGTAATTTAGAAATCTTAAACACAGAAGAGGGTGCTTATGAATTTAGAGTGTTTTCTTATAACGCTTTAAACCAGCCATCTGCAAACCCTTCAACTTTAGAATTTACGGCTGTAGGTCAGACAGCAGTTCCTGAGAATGTACAAAATTTAACTCTTGAACCTATTAATGATGAACAGGTCAGGCTTAGATGGACACAAACTACTTCTTTGGATGTGAAATTTGGAGGACAGGTTTACATAAGGCATAGCCCTAGAGTTGACGGATCTGGTACTTTTGCAAACTCAACAGACTTAATTGAAAGTTTAAGTGGAGGTTCTACAGAAGCAATAGTCCCCGCAAAATCTGGAGAGTACGTCCTTAAATTTCGTGATTTAGGTGGCCGCTTTAGTGCGTCAGATACCTCAGTTATTCTTACAATTCCAACATTAAGAGAAGAGTTGGCATTGCCAGCTATAAGAGAACAGACTGCTTTTTCTGGTACAAAGACAAATACAACAGTTGCTAGTAATAATTTAAAACTTACAGATCCAGCCTCAAATGCAACAGGTTCATATAGTTTTGCAAATGTTTTAGATTTAGGGGCAACTTTTTCTTTAAAAATAAAATCGCATTTAATTTCAACTTCTGAAAATGTTTCTTCTTTATTTGATTCAATCCCTGATTTAGATGCAAGGCTTGATTTTGATGGGGCTGCCGCTGAAAAAGTTAATGGAGCTTTATTAGTAAGAACAAGTACAGATGCCTCAAGCTATGGATCTTATAACAAATTTCAAAGTGGAACATTTAGAGCAAGGGCTTTTGATTTTAAAGCAGAACTTGAATCAACTGACACCAATGAAAATATATTAGTTTCAGAATTAGGTGTTGATGCTTTTTTACAGGCAAGAACAGAGCAAAGCACAACATTAATTTCATCAGGGGCAGGGGCGAAGACTGTTACATTTGCAGCCCCATTCTTCACAGGAACTTCAGCTATTGGTGGAAGTACCTCAGCTTATCCACCTAGTATCGGGATTACAGCACAGAACATGGCAAGTGGTGACTTTTTTGAAATTACAAGTATTACAGGCAGTAGCTTTGTTGTAACATTTAAAAATAGTTCAAATTCTGCTGTAAGTAGAAACTTCAGCTATTCGGCTGTAGGATATGGACGTGGAGGCTAATTAATTAAATGGCAAGAGTTAATTCTACAGGTAAAGAATCCTCAAGTAATTTTAGTCCAGCTAACGGAACAGGGGCTGCTGTAAGAACAGCAATGAAAGATATATTTGAATCTTTAAGAACATTAAACAGTGCAAGCGGTGATCCATCTGGAACTGCAAATCTAGCGGCATACCAGCCTCATATTGATTCAGATACAAATTTATTAAAAATTAGAAATGCTGGGAACTCAGCTTTTATAACTCTTGGAAACGTAAGTCAGGCAAACTTAGGGCTTTTGCCTTTGTCTGGTGGAACATTAACTGGTGTCTTAGGATTGCCAAATGCTTCAGCTTCAGCACCTTCAGTTCATTTTGGTGATAGTACAACTGGATTATTTAGAAAAGGTAGTAATCAAATTGGTCTTGCATTTGCTGGAACAGAAAAAGCATTTTTTGATCAAAATGGTTTAACTTTACAGGCTCAAACAGATTTAAGGTTTGCTGACTCTGACAGTTCTCATTATGTAGCATTTCAAGCACCAGCTACAGTGTCATCAAGTTTAACTTGGACTCTACCAGCTACAGACGCTGCTGTATCAGGTTATGCTCTTGTCTCTGATGCTTCTGGCACGTTAAGCTGGGCGGCTGCTGGTGGGGGTGCAAGTGGGAATGGAGATCAAATATTTTGGGAAAACGACAAAACAGTTACAGGCAATTACACTATCACTAATAATAAGAACGCTGGTAGTTTTGGCCCTATAGAAATTCAAAGTGGAGTTACTGTTACTATAGGTTCTGGAGAAACATGGACTATAGTATAAAAATGTATATAATAAACTTAAGTAAAAAATGGAGGGTCGTAAGTAAATAATGGCTGTAGTTATAAACGGAAATGGAGCAGTAACAGGACTTACAGCCTTGC